ATTGTGCCAAGCGTGAGACCTCCTTCAGGGGGAGTCACTCCGGAAACACCGACAATAAACTTGCCGGCAGCATTCAGAGTAGTCTCCACCTCACCGGGCATTTCAGGCTTGTAAATCTGCTGCACGTTGTATGCTTGTTGAAGCATCTGGGGCGTCACAACCAACTTGGAAGATGTGCCGTAGACAGGCACCGAGACACACCCAAGCAAGCTCTGTATAGCAGAGATGTCTTGAGGGTCATCAGCGTCTGCATCGGGCACAAAAGCCATGTAAAGCGTGCCGTTGACGGCCGTAGAAGCGCTGGGGGTGTAAGTGAATACCAGGCTTTGGGTTCGAAAACGCTGGTATTGATTAGATATGGCTGACAGCGCGGGAAAAGTGCCTGGGTCTGCGGGGTTGATGATCTGCGAAAGAACCGTCGCATAACCATTGACCAACCAGTCGGACAGAACCAACACGTCGCCAAACGACTCAGTGCCTTTCTCAATACGAACATTGGCCGACTGAAGCTGCTTCAGAGTTTGACCAAGATTCGTGGCACGTGTTGTCGTTGCTGTAACAGCCAATCCTCCCGAACCATTACGTGGTGGCATGCGCGGAGGACGGTTTGGTGGAATTCCTACCTTGCGGCCGAAATACCACTTACCCGCCACTGCCCTGCGCCTGCGACTGCGACCTAATGCTTGCAGGGAGGCCTTCCCAACCTTCTTGGTGATGCCCAAGAGTGCTTGTTTTTCTTGCTGCGTGAACATGATGCTAGTGACAGAACGTGTGTTAAACGAGTGTCTTAAAAATGGTCCGTCAGCCATTATAGTCAATTGCCAGCGCCTCAAAAAGCGGCGACTGGAAGAAAGTGAAAAGTGGAGCGCTACGCATCCACTCTTCAACTTGACTTATGGCAGGTTCCGAAATACGCATGTCATCAAAGTGTGTGACGACATCGTGTAGAGGCGCGATCAAAGATGGTGCTGTACCCCGTACCATGTACTCGAGTTGACGATGGGCAGAAGGGGTTCCAGCTTTGTAGAAACGCGACACAAAAGCACGAATCAATGGTACTTGAGCGTACGCATGGTAAGTGCTAGCTAAGGCTTGAAAATGTATAAGGCAAGCATCATACAACGACTTCCTATGGTAAATAGTACGAGGATCGTTGATTATCTTGCCCATTTTCAAAAAACGTGAAGGGCTAGGCGCCCACACGTAATCTCCAGCAGTACGGTACCAAAAGCCTTTCAGGAAGGACATTTGTTCAAAACGTCCACAAAGGCGCAATTTGATTTTAAAACCGTAATGCAAGAATGCCTTTTCATTGACAACTCCATCTTGGAAAACACTGTACCACACAAAAATGTTTATCATGGAATTGCCAATTGTGGTATCTGGACCACCAGTGTCGCGCATAGCGCGCTTCGCACGAGAGATTCGTATTCGGTCTCCATTTGGAGTGATACACATGTATGGCAAGCGGCTCATTTTAATGAGCCAGTCAATAGTGGCCTGAGAAATTCCCAATTTTCCTAGTGCGCGATACTCATGCACCAAAGCGTATTGGGATTGACTCTGATCGTAACTGGAGAAGTCGCCATCATAATAAGAGCAGATGCCCTCATTATTGACTCCAACAGCACTATCATCGCCAACCACCAAAATGGTGATGGAATTACGTCGTGAGGCAACAAAACCTGGAAAGCGTCCAAGTTCTAAATCAGTATAACCGCAAGCAAAAACAGGGTAGAATTGAAATTTGCCAATGCGGATATCCAAGTCTGTATCGAAGCACCATTGGTGATGCAATCGAACAGCTGCCTCACGAATAACGGGGGCGCACCTGATCTGATAGAATGGATGCACATTCGCGATGCACCGAGCCTTAAACTCGTGCGTAGGACGTACCAAGTGCTCGTTCAGTTTGGCCATGATCTGTGTTCTTTGCATAACACGATCATGTAACGTGGGCTGACGTTGAGCATACTGGCGTGCATAGGCTCGCATAAGGCGTTCTTTCGAACCTCCATAATGCTTAAGCCAAGATTCTAAGAGATCAAGATCATCATCGGGAATTGGTTCCTCAGCTCGAAACATGTGTTGAAAATCTCGGTGGTAGAAATGTTGTTTTTGGCCCTCAAAATTTGGGTGTGGTGCGAGAACGCGTTCACGAACACAACTCCAAATGATGTTACCATTCTTAGCGCCCTTGTACATTGGAACATCTACTGGCCAGACGTGACAAGTGTCACCTCCTCGAGCGGAAGTGTCACTTGCCAAGTCACCGTAAACCTTAAGCTGCATGAAAGGACACTGCAATTTAGGCTCACGAACGAAATACTTGCGGACAGGTGGAGAAAAAGCGTCCTTAGTATCAAAGGGAGTTGCACGCGTATAAGCTGGAACATAGCTACAACGCGACAAATCCACATCATACACGTCCCGTTTGAACTGGACGAAAGGACTCGGACCTTCTTCTTCAGCTGTAGAATTCCACAAATAATGCATGGTCAGTCGGACGGGGAATGGCAACAACAAAGTCGCAAGATGAAAAACTGTGTTAATAAGCGGTCGCTGATATGCTTCAGTAGCAATCACGGCAATCGCCCCCGGTATGGTGCATTTCAAACCTTCCTCGATAATAGGACCGAGGACGGGTGAATCACCAGCCAGGATCATGGATGAGAGTGCGTTAGCAGGTTTATGCTGCAGAAACGGCATAACAAGGCGGTATAGTGGACGAGCTCGCCACAACAACACGCCTGCCACTACTGTTCCTGCAACATAGAGCGCTGTACGACCGATTGTCCGCAACAACGAGGATTGTGCTGGCACATCGATCGAATCTACAGCGCTATTAAGTGCTGACACGCGTCTTCCACCCACGACTCGTAACATAGTTGCTTGCGAAGAACGGAGGACCAAGTCTTGCATCCAACTCGCCATAACGTGACGCCGTACAAGCTCAGGCAGACGTTCAGGATATATTGCACAAAATTTGGGAAAATGTTCGTGCATATACTCGTGAGCGCATGTCTGCATTGAGCGGTAGGTCCAAGAAGTCAAGTTACGACGATCGCGGTGGCCAGCCAAAGCGGCTAGCAAAGCCGAATCGCAGGCCAAGTCCTGGCCTACGTGTTGCACGTACCATTCAATGACGCACTGGGGAAAGGAGGAAAGAACGTTCAAAAACCACTCATTATGGTTCGTAAGAACTCGGAGAGTGGAGATGCCAAAAGGAGAATCATCCATAGGCATACGCTCTTGCACTCCAATTCGGGCAAAAACAGTGATCTCTTCAAGACCAACGTTTTTAAAAGGCGTCCAGGTAACGGCAACGTCACGCACCATACAGGAGCCAGGACGATGGAGCCAATTTTGGGCTGGATGTACATATTCGTCTTCTGAAGGAGAAGACTTAAAATGCACCATCCAGACATTGTTCACCATCTCTTGATAAAAAGCTCCTTCACCATAAACGTCACTGAAAAGTCCAATAAACTTCTTATTGACCACACATGCACCAGACTCGCGCTGGGCAACGCGCTGCGTCAAGAAGTTATACAATGATACATTTGGAGCAAGATAGGTATCTTGCAACAAAAGGCAGGTTGGTGAAACCATTCTGCCTTTTCCTTTTTCGCATGTGCGAACAATGTCCGCAGGAACAATCAACTCACGCATGCATTCATATGGTACTGCACAAGTTGCGTAAGCGCAATCGAGGATTGCTTGTTCCCGCTTGGAAGAAAACACTGAACGTACACTACGAAAATCCATAGATGTGATCAAGTTAACGGCCATTTCAGTGGCGTGCCAGGCGATGGCACGTGATAACGCATGGGGATTGTAAGTATAATCGGCTTTCACTGCGTAAGGGATCTGCAAAGACTTCAACAAATCGGGCGGAACACCTGACGGAATAAACACGGGCCGGATGGCGTATTTCTTTCGCACTACACTGATTGTAAGTGCGGAAGTCGTAACCGGTTGCCGCGGGGCAACTGTCTCACGATGAGACTCAGCTTCAATGATTGAAGCCTCGACTGCGGCTGCAGTCGGATTCACCACTATTGCCGCTGTTGCGGTGGTTGTGGTGGTAGTCGGCGCCGATGCGCTAATGACTGCCGTGGTGGCAGTTGTGTGAAGCGATGACGTGTGAATCGAC